TCAACCCACTCTTCCCGAGTGCGCATGCCGAAGCCTTTGCCTACGCTCTCGGGACGGATCGTCGGCATGGCAACCTGACCCAGCATTTCGTCCCAAGACAGTTGCCCGCTGTGCTTGTCGTCTTCGTGCACAACCCAGCCCCCTCCGTCTTCAAAGGTGATCGTGATGGTGCGTTTCATGCCGCGTGACCTTCCGGCACGGCGTCGAACTGCTCCGACACATTGGTGATGTGGTCAATCAGCGCTTTGCAGATGGCCGGGAATTTGTCTTCGTGGTACAGGCGCGCATTGCGGTCGACGGTGGCCGTAAACCCCAGCTTCTCCAGCAGATCGGCGGTCACTGCAAACTCCAGGCGTGAGCAAATCGCGCCCAGCTTGAGAGTGGGCGCCTCGGATGGACTCGGCACCATGGATTGGCGTGGTTTGATACTTGCCAGATCAATGTCAGATGCGCGAACCAGCACCACGTTTGGCGCGGCTTCGACCGAAGCTGGTTGGGCCACTGGCACAACTGCAGCCTGCTCGGCGGCCACTTTCTCGCGGGCCTCGCGTTCGGCTTTGGCTTGCTCTTCGGCGCGGATGCGCTCGCGGGTGGCCTCTTCCTCTGCGGCCTTGGCGGCTTTGTGCGCGTCGATACGCGACTTGATCAGCAGCTTGAGGTCTTCCGGTGACTTGGAAACCAGCGCCGCGCGGTCGCTGAACAGGAACTCAAAGCCCTCACCATCTGTTTTCAATGCTGCAACATTGGTGCGGATCTTGGCGGCGGCATCGTTGGCGGCCACCTTGTACACGGACAGCATGGTGCTCACGGCATCGTGCATTGAGTCCAGTGACCGCTTGCCCTTGATGGCGCCAGCAAAATCAGGCTGGGGAATTGGCACCCAAAGGCCACCGGTTTCTTCCTTCAACGCGGCAACGTGGTCGTCGTAGAGGCGTCGGCCATTCAGCACGATTTCGTCCTTGACTTCGCCCTTGCGCTTGGTCACCAGCTTGTCCAGTTCCAGCCGAGTTTCCCGGGCCTTGGCCTTGATGTCGTCGATGGTCTTGAACAGCGTATCGATGGACTGGGTTTGGCTGAGAGCGTGCTCTTTGACCTGTTCCAAGCGGCTTTCGACATCACCGCACCACTTCACGATCTTGTCGGCATCGGCAAAGTCCTGATCCGTTTTCAGGTTGCGGTTGATTCCGTCGAACACCGCCAGGGCGTGCTCTTTGTATTCGGCCAAGTTGCTGGCGGTCACCATGCCAGTGACCTCCACACGCAGGGCCGGCAAAGATTCAGGCGTGCGGCCAACAGGCTTTACTTCCGCCACGCGCGGCACGTAGGTGGCCAAGTCGATTTCGAACTGAGCCCAGCCCTTTTGAATGCGGTCAAACCAGACGGGGTCACGCTTGACCGCCATGGAAACCATGTTCTTGTCGGTACCATCGGAGACGGTGAAAATCCACTCTTCTGCACCTGTAACCAGCATGCACTGCTGCGGCTGTGCCATGTATTCATCCGGCAACTCACCGGCCGCCACGGCTTCGGCCAATGCCTGGTTCCATTGCTTGTGCTCCCAGCCCTTCGTTTCATCCATGGTCAGGCCATCGCAGGATGCCGACAACTTGCCGTCGCTGCAGGTCACCGGGTACAGCTTTTCGCCAATGCGTGCGGCCATGATGGGCCGCGCCAGCGCCTCAATGCGGTGGCCTTCGTCCAGAATGCGCTCCTGTACGTAGTCGCTGAATTCCTTCGCGTTGCCGGTGTACTTCAAGTGCAGCAGCTCGGTGCGCGTCATCTTGGTGGATAGGCCCAACATCGCCGCGGCCTCACTTGCGCCGAAGTGCTCGAAGCGAAAGGCCACCCATTCGGGTGTGCCCTGAATGAGGTTGTGAACTTTCATGCTGCACCGCCTTCCTGCACAGCCCAGCTAGCAATCTCGACCTTCTGGTCTGGCGTCAGCAGCTCCTGCGTTTGAATGGTGGCGATCAAGTCGTTGACCGTCTTCTTCTTGGAGGTAATGACTTTCTGCCAGCCCGCTTTCTGAGCTTCAAACGATTCGGCGGTGCACTCTGGCAGTCCGCCATCGCGGTCATGTGCGGGACTCGCACCGTCCACGCTTTCGGTGATGGTCACGAAGTCGCCTTCGATCACGGCACCCTTGCCCTCTTCGGCGGCATGGGAAACGGTCAGCGCGTTTGCCAGTTCAATGCTCGACGGCATGTACTTCAACACCTGCAAAAGTGCGACCTTTCGGGCGTACATCTCGAAGTTGCTTTCGCTGGCCAGCGCATAGTGGCGACGGCCGACTTTGTTGTACTGCTTGAGGTGCTTGTCCACCTTGCCACGGGTCCAGACTTCGATCACTGGCATCTGGGCGTCTTTGACACGACCGATGGCATAAACGTGGGTGAACAATTCGCCGCCGTCGCCGGGTTGGTGACGGCAAAAGGGCTCGTCGCCCAACTGGTAATCGAACTTGTCTCCGGGGTACACCGCACCGGTCCAAACCGTGGCGCGCCCAGCGCGGGCGACCAAGTCAACCAAGCCCTTCCAGCCGGGTACAAACGTGCACTTTCCGTTGTAGGGAATCAAGTACCCTTGGCCGTTGATACCGGGCTCCAAGCCCAGCTGCGTTGCCGTCATCAAGCTGGACAAAATGCTGTCGCTTGAGCATTCCTGCAAATCCCTGCTGGTGCTGAACGCAGTCAGGGCTAGGCGCGCCATGCGGTCGGCGCTCATGTGCTTTGGCAGGGCAAGAGCCATTTGCGGCTTCATGCGCTCCAACACTGTGGAGAAGGCGGCAACGGGTGATTTTTGCTGCGCCACTTGTGAGTTGGTCATGTTGTCTTTCGGTTGTGGTTAAAGGGTGGTGACGACTTGCTTGCCGCGGCGGGGAATGCACACCAGCTGGCCAGCTTCCGTCCAAGTGAATGAGCTTTCGCCCAAGGTGAGCCGGCACAGCTTTGCAGCGGCCAAGTCCCGGCGCAGATCGGCCTGCGCGCGCTCTTGCGCGTCGACGATGGTTTGTTGGGTGGCCAAGTCCGCGTCGATGTCGTCAAGGCTGGGGCCGAGGAATGCCGTGACGAACACGATGAACAGCACGACAGCGGCAATGAGAAAGATGTCGCGCAGCCGGTACGGAGTTGCTGCAAAGCACTTGCAGGCGCGCCCCTGCTGGCAATCATGGTTGCAGTTCATAGACGCCCCTGGAGTTGAAGAACTTGGTTTTGCTCTTGCGCTTCGCGCAGCTCGCGTGCCGGATCGCCTTCGACCTTTTTGCGCGCAATCACTTGGTCGGCCTTGCGCCAGTCGTCATCGGTAAGCCGGTGGACTTCGCTTTGGGGTGGCGCAAAGGGCGCCAAGCAGCGGGCGATGGTGGCGTTCACGATGCCTACTCCAGCGAACCGCCGTCCAGCGAACCGCCGATGGCTTCGGCTTCGCGCTGCAGCCGCTCGGGCAGGGGCCGACGTGGCACAAGTCGGCGTTCGGCCATGTCAATTGCAGACTGGAGCTGGTGACGCACCAGCGACTGCGGGTTTAGGAAATGCGGCAGCGCCGCCTTGCAGGCATTGAGCAAGTCCACCGCAAGCTGCGGGTGTTCTTGGACCGTGCGCACAAAGCTGCCAGGCGCGCCGTGCGCGATGACGGTGATGTGGTTCAAACGATGCTCCCAAGTGGTTGACCAGAGGCCAGTGCAAAGGCCTGAAATCCCCCACAAAGGGCTGACCGGTGGCCGCCCAACTGGGATAAATCAAGCCTTTGCACTGGCCTCACCTTGGGGAGTGCAGGTAGGTGTGGGCCGGTCGTTACCCCGGCGCTAGAGCGACTACCAGGTGGTTCCGAACTGGGGCCGCTGTCACGGCTGCAGGAGTACGCACCTGCACGGCATCGGGGCGCATGGTCTGCTTTCGCAAACACTCATGGACTCCACGACACGGATTTCGCCGTGCTGCCGCCTAAACCAATTGCTCTTTACCTGTTTCAGTGGGTCTACTTTCCCCACCACCACACCTATCTGCACTCCCCACCGCCACCACGGCATCGGCCTACCAGGCCTAGAGCGCCCCTCTGTGTCTGTTGGGGCTTACTGGCATCAGGAACAACTCGGCCAGCTCTTGTCGTCGTGGTTGCGACTTGGGGTTACTGTAAGGCAATGCTTAACGCTTGTCAATAGGCAATGCCTTACTAAATCGATGTTAAAAAGCCGCCTCGGTGGGCGGCTTGATAGCGCTTTTTAACGGTAGTCCGAATAGTCTGGTTCGTTGGGGTCGTAGGACGACCGATTAAACGCGTCTGGCAGGCTGAAAACAACAACGAGCCCTAGCACCGCTATGGCTACGCGGCACACACCAAGCCAAACCTTTTCTTTGGTGGTGCCCTTGTAGTAGTTGGGGTGCTTTATCAGGTGCTCGGCAACGCACGCAATGATCAGCGCAAACCCTGCCACTGCGAATGGGGATGATTCGTTCATTTTGAAGCAGATGACTGTGTGCGTTGGTTGAGTTGCTGCGTTCGCTAAAAGTCTTCGCCTTGCCAAGCCTTCACCACGCGCCCAAAGACCTCGAAGTCCATGTTGGGCTTGATCGTCCAGGCATCGTACTGCTTGTTCTCTGACAGCACTCGCAAGCCCTCGCCCGGGATGCGCTGCAGCCGCTTGATGAAGCCCTCTTCGCCCACGCGGAAAAAGTAGACGGCATCATATTCGACCGTCTTGACGCCGGTGTCCACCACCAGCGGGTCGCCGCTGTTGAACATCCCTTTCATGGAGTCCCCAAACCCCGTGACGATGACCAGGTTGGCCGCACCCGTGTGGCTGCGAATGTTTTTGGCCACCCACTCAGTGCTCACAGACCAGCCGCGAATCACCCCGGGCTGATCTCGCAACAACAAACCACCCCCCATAGCTCCCCCTGTGTCGAACTGTGGAATCACAAGCTCTGGCGGCTTGCTTTTTTGAAGTCGAAAACTGTCTAGGCTGACGAGTGCGCCGTCGTTCTGTGGCGCGGCGTTGCCGTGCTGCGTCGGCTGCAACCCCCAATGACTCAGCGGCGTCTTGTCCAGCCAGCGAACCAGGTCGTTGAAGTGGGTCTTGCTGATGCGCCCCGTGGCCATCCACCCCGACACGGATGGCGGACGCACATTGAAATGTCGTGCCGCATCCGCAGGTGTTTTGCCGTTTTGTTCAAGTGCTGCACGGATCGCGCGGCCCAACTCAATTCCAGTAAGCATCGCCTAATTTAGCCAGTAGGACACATACAAAGGCAATGCCTATTGACTACTGTTAAGCAATGCCTTATAGTGGGGCCATGTCCATTCAAAAATCCCCCATTGAGCAGGCCTGTCAAGAGCTTGGCTCGCAAGCAGTTTTGGCCGCCTTGCTCAAGGTCACGCCGCCCACGGTGAACCAGTGGGTAAAGGGCGTTCGGCCCATACCCATTGAGGCCTGTGTCGCTATCGAGCAGGCAACCAACGGGCGAATCATGCGCTGGGATCTGCGCCCCGATAACTGGCACTTGATCTGGCCCGAGCTGATTGGCAAAGATGGGGCACCAGAGGTTCCCGCATCCCCGGCAGTGGAGGGCGCTTGAATGCTCAAAAAATTCAAATGCACAAAGTGCCGCACCACCTGCTTGGTGAATGGTGGAACGACGGGATTTCGCTGTGTCAGTTGCCGTGGCAATGACTACACAAGCACTGCTCAATACAAAGCCCATCAGCTTGTTGCCCGCGCCATCAAAGACGGTGCTCTGCAGCGACCAGAAACCAAGCCCTGCACGGATTGCGGGGGGCGGGCCACCGAATACGACCATCGTGATTACTCGAAGCCACTGGATGTGCAACCCGTGTGCCGTGGTTGCAACGCACGCCGTGGCCCTGCCATTTCCAACCGTACCGGCGACCACTGGGCTCTTTACGACGCCAGGACTAAGCCGCAAGAGGCCACCGCTAGTTCCTGATTGTTTTTTCAACATGCGGCAAGTGTGCTTTTTTTTGCCCAAAAAAGTCTATGCGAACGCCTGCGAAAAGTTCGCAGCCCATCGAAAGTGAGCAATGGAATCAATAAACGAAGTCTTGATTGAATGCACTCGGGCGCTAGGTGGCAGCAAGGTAGTAGGCCCGCGACTATGGCCTGAGCTGATGGTCGACAAGGCGCAGCGCAAGCTGTTGGATTGCTTGAACCCCGACCGCGAGCACCGCCTGAGCCCTGAGCAAGTTCACACCATTCTGCGCTGGGCGCGTGACGCCGGATACCACGACGGCTGGGCTGCGTTGTGTGTTCTCACGGGCTATCACCCTAGTGACCCGGTTACCCCGATAGACGAGCGGGCCGAGCTGCAGCGCCAGGTGAAAAACCTCACCAAGACGATGCAAGAACTTTTGATCAAGTTTGAAAAGGTGCAGGCATGAGTGGCAATGCGTTCAAGTGGCGCGGCACGCCATCGGTGTTTGCCTCCGACAAGGACTTCGCGCGCAAGCTGCCGGCCACGGCCGAGGGCGTGCTGCGTGAGAACAAAAACAGCAACATCGCCTACAGCACCAAGACCGACCGCGACAAGACGCTCAAGATCATCGGCCGGCGCAATGAAGCGAGGTCGCAATGAGCGGCACGCACGTCATGGAGCAAGCCGCCGTTGAGTTGGTGGACGACTCCGCCCAGTTCTTCGCGCCTGTATCAAGCGACATATTCAGCGAGCTGCTGGGGCAGTACCAAAGCATGCGCGCCCGGATTGAAGCCCTGGCGAAGCATGTGTCGGGCGAAAACATGGCTGCAATGGAGTACTTCCTTGACGGCAACAAGGATCCTCACGGCAACGGCCGCTACACGGTCGCCGCGCGCAATCTGTTCTGTGTGAAAGGCGCAGTGGCATGCCTGAACTCTGCCTACTGGTCCAAGACCTTGGCTCTGACCGACGTCTTTGACCTGATGCCCCAGAAGCGCCGGGACGAGTGGAACAAAACCATTCGGGAACAGACCACGCCAGACTTCACCGAAGAAGCCGTTCGCCCCACCATTTTGGAGCTGCTGAACATGCGCTCACAGTTTTTGGCTGAGCGTGTGGACGGCATCTTTCGTGGCTTGAGCGGTGAGCACGTCACCAACGCGCCCGAAGGCTTTGGCAAGCGCATGATCATCGCCCGCGTGTTGACGGCCTACGACACCACGGATCACAGCACATGCGGCCTGATTAACGACTTGCGCTGCGTTGTGGCCAAGTTCATGGGGCGCGAGGAACCCGGTTGGCACGCCACTGAGAGTCTGGTGAAAATCCTCAAGCGCCATTGGGGCGAGTGGGTGACTATCGATGGCGGCTCCATGAAGATCCGGCTCTACAAGAAGGGCACGGCGCACATGGAAGTGCACCCGGACATGGCGTGGCGCTTGAACAGCGTGCTGGCGAACCTTCATCCGCTGGCCATTCCTGCGCAGTTTCGCCAAAGGCCTAAGCGCAAGGCCAAAGACTTCGTGATGATGGCCCGCCCTTTGCCATTCCAGGTGCTCGCCTTGATTGCCAGTTTGAAGCCTGCAACTGAGCGGATTGGCACCGGTTGGCCTGAGCGGTATCGAAACCTAGAAAACACATATCGCTTCGACAACCTATCTAGCGCCAAGGATTCGCCCGTAGCAGCCGAGGCGATCAAGGTTTTGAAGGCCATTGGAGCCACCGTATGTGCAAACGGTTGGCACTTCGCCTTTGACTATCACCCGCGCGAGGTGTTGGACGATATCGTGGCCAGTGGCTGTATCCCGGACCAGAAGGCACACCAGTTCTACCCGACGCCAGAGAAGCTGGCGCGCATCGCCATTGAGCTGGCAGCCATTGAGGAAGGCGACACCGTACTGGAGCCAAGCGCTGGTGTTGGGGGCTTGGCCGACTTGCTGCCCAAAGAGCGCACCGAGTGCGTCGAGATCAGCGCTCTGCATTGCAAGGTGCTGGAGTCCAAGGGCTACCGCACCCAACAGGCCGACTTTTTGAACTGGAAGGCCGGTGTCTTCAATCGCATCGTGATGAATCCGCCCTTCTCCGAAGGCCGGTGGCAAGCCCATACGCTGCACGCCGCTTCCATGTTGGGGCATCAGGGCGTACTTGTGGCCATCTTGCCAGCCAGTGCCCGCAAGAGCTTCACGCTGCCCGACTTGGCTTGTGAGTGGCATGGCCCCTATGAAAACGAGTTTGCAGGCACCAGCGTGGCTGTCGTCATTCTCAAGGCGGTGAAGCCATGACCGGAATCCAAGAGCTTCAAGACGAGGTGCTGGGTCTTGAGGCCCAGCTGCACGGCAAGCGCCTGGAGTTGGCCATGGCCATGGGTGAGCGCACATTGGCGCAGGGCCACCTGCAGAACATGCAGCGCGTCATCCGGCAGCGCCGAGATTTCAGGATCGCCTGTGGCACCGACAACGACGGATGCTTCTTTGTCGCTGCTGGCGATGCGGACAAAGCGGTGGGGAGGGTGGCTTGAACTACTTCCCCTTCAACGTCGGCGACTACGCAGCGCACACGGGGCATCTGGAGCCCATGGAAGACCTGGCATATCGGCGGCTGCTGGACCAGTATTACCTGCGCGAAGGTCCGTTGCCAGCCGACATCGAGGCGACCGCCAAGCTGGTACGGATGCGTTCCATGAAGGCCGATGTCGAGTCTGTGCTGAAAGAGTTTTTCACGCTCACCGATGCAGGTTGGACGCATTCCCGGTGCGATGCAGAGATCGAGAAGATGCAGGACAAGCAGGCCAAGGCACGGGCCAGCGGCCTTGCATCGGCTAACGCCCGTTCAAAGGCGCAGCAAGCATCCGCTGAACGAGCGTTGATGTCTGCACAAGCGAACGCTGAACGCCCGTTGAGTTCCGAGTCAACGAACGTTCAACTACCAACACCAACACCAACACCAGTAGTAATACCTTCTGAATCTAAAGATTCAGGCGACAAGCCGCCTGCCAAACCTCCGGTCGAAAAATCCAAGTCCCAGCTTTGGAAAGCGGCTGTTTCCCTGCTCAACGGGCAAGGATTGCCGGAGGCTCAAGCACGAACTTTCATCGGCAAACTGGCCAAGGATTACCCCGAAAACGACATCGTTTTGAAGGCGGTCGAAGCCGCAGTTTCGGAGCAGCCGCCCGATGCCAGGGCCTACCTCAAGGCCACCTGTCAGCGCCTCAACGGCGACCGAAAACGTGATGGGTCCACCGACTGGACGGTGGGGGCGCTATGAACGCGATCGTCAAGCCGTGGTACGCCACCAACGCCCGGAATTTGCTGCAAACCCGGCGCGAAGGCTTTGCGCCCAATGCACCGGTGAGCGTTGCTCTGTCGGGCGGGAAGTTTGCCGACACGGCGCTTTTCGTGCGGCCGGAAATGCCAGCCGAAAAACTCGATTGGCGCATGCTGGTGAACCTGGACGTGTGGCTTTGGGCCAGCCCAGCGATTGCGCTGCAAAAGGTCTTGGAAAACGCCTCTCGCATCGCGCACGCAAGGCCCAGCCTGTTGCTGCTCAGGTTCGAGCACGGCGACCAGATTCACGACATCGAAGTGGGAACTGGAACCCACCATCCAGCCGTCGCCGATATGGCCGCCGAGCACAGTTTCACCTGGTTGCCATTCAACCTGGGCGGAACACCCACCGGCCAGCGCCTGCGTGATGCGCTTCGCGGTGTGCACAAACCTTGGAGCAACCTTTGAACCTTCTCGACGACACCATCGACTTTGATTCCTACTTCGCCGAACAGTCGGTGGACGCGGCAAAAGTCAAACCTGCATCCGCTTGGGCTGATGCCGTGGTGGACCGCTTCTACGGCGAAACTTCGTCCAAGTCGTGGACTCCCATGGGGTTCAGCAAGACCGACGGAAAGTTTGACCTACGCGCTGGCGAGCTGACGCTGTGGGCTGGGATCAATGGCCACGGCAAAACGACATTCGTGAGCCACGCCATGCTCAACGTGATGCGGGCTGGGCACCGCGTTTGCTTGATGTCGCTGGAAATGAAGCCCGCTGACAGCCTCGCCAAAATGGCACGGCAGGCGTCAGGCGTTGACAGGCCGGCGATCCCCTACATCCGCGCGTTCCACCAATGGACCGACAAGCGCTTGTGGGTGTATGACCACGTTGGGCGCCTTGAAAGCAGTAGGGCGCTGGCCGTGGCCACCTACGTGCGCAAAGAGCTGCGCATTGACCACTTGGTCATCGACAGCCTCATGAAGTGCGGCATTGGGGTCGACGACCTAACCGGCCAAAAAGACTTTGTTGATGGCCTATGCGCCATCGCCCGCGACACCGGCCTGCACATCCACCTGGTTTGCCACATGCGAAAGGGCGAGAACGAGCGCTCCGCGCCCGGCAAGTTTGACGTGAAGGGGGCGGGCGAGATCACCGACTTGGCCGACAACTGCGTGATCGTTTGGAAAAACATTCGCAAGGGCGGAAAGCCCGACCAAGACGAGCAAAGCGACGAGCCCGACGCATTCATGCGGATCGCAAAGCAACGGCACCACTCTTGGGAGGGCAGCTTTGCGTTTTGGTTTGACCGCGACAGCCAGCAGTTCTTGGAGTACGAGCGCGCGCACCCGACATACATCGACTTGTCGCTAACGCCTTTGGTCGTGGAGGAATAGCGTGAACGACACACCCGACTTGCAAGTGCTGCCAAGCGAGCCCGTTCAGTCTATGGCATTTGTGGCCGAGCGCCTGGACATCGGCAAGGAGTACCCCATTGAGGCGACGCGGCTCTACGCGCAGCCTATTGAGGTCATCACTTTCGTGGAGGCCGAATGATCGTTATCTCGATAGACCCAGGCTTGACTGGCGCCTGCAGCGTGCAAGACCACAACGGGCTGCGCGCAGTGTTTGACCTGCCCACCATGCCCATTCCCGGCGTTGGGCCCCAGGCCTTGGTGCAGTCGAAGCTAGACGGCGTGGAGTTCAAGCGGTTGCTGCTTGCCAACTGCCCGGCCGGCGAGCCCGTGCGCGCAGTGATTGAAGCCGTGGGCACGATGGGCGGCAAGAACAACGCCATCCAGACGCAAGGCAGCCTGCTGCGCACGCTGGGCGCCATTGAAACGGTGCTGGAGCTGCTGGGCACCAAGCCGACTTACGCGCACCCGCAGACGTGGAAGAAGCACTTCGGGCTGATCGACTCCAAGTTGTCGGACCGGGAGCGCAAGGCCAAGGCTACGGAGTGCGCGCGCCGCCTGTTTCCTGGACGCGCTGAGTTCGCCCGAGTGAAGGACCACAACCGCGCTGAGAGTGCGTTGCTGGGGCTTTGGCTGCTGGAGGGCATTTTGTGAAAACACGCCCCTTAGTCCGGTACCACGGAGGCAAGTGGATGCTGGCTCCATGGATTACCAGCCACTTCCCGCCGCATCGCACCTACGTCGAGCCATTCGGCGGGGGGGGGGTCTGTGTTGTTGCGTAAAACCCGCTCCTATGCCGAGGTCTACAACGATCTCGACGGCGAAATAGTCAACCTGTTCCGCGTGGCGCGGGACCAAGGCGAAGCACTTGCGCAACTGTGCGAACTGACTCCATTTGCGCGCACTGAGTTTGTCGAGAGCTACGTTGCGCATGCGGATCCACTAGAGCAAGCACGGCGCACGTTGGCTAGGTCTTTCATGGGCTTCGGCTCCAACAGCCACAGCAAGAAAACCGGCTTTCGCGCCAATAGCAACCGCAGTGGCACCACGCCGGCGCACGACTGGATGAACTACCCGGACGCGCTGCGCATCACGATCCAGCGACTACGCGGCATCGTCATTGAGAACCGGGACGCCCTTGCCTGCATGCGTCACCACGATACGCCGGAAACGCTGCACTACGCCGATCCCCCCTACGTTTTGTCAACCCGCTCAGACGGCCACGGCGACTACCCGTTTGAAATGACTGATGCCGACCACCAAGCGCTCGCCGAAGGGCTCAAGACGCTCGATGGAATGGTGATTGTCAGCGGCTATCGAAGCGACCTGTACGACGGTCTGTATGCAGGCTGGAGGCGCATTGATCGCAACACACACGCTGATGGTGCCGCCAAGCGGATCGAATCGCTTTGGCTATCCCCAAACATCAAGGCTCAAGGGCTGGACTTGGAGGCTCAATGCGCTGCATAGCCTGCCAGCGCCACATAACCAAGTCGGCCTCGCCATCGCTGGTGATTGGGCCCGTATGCCTGCGCAAGTCGATGCCGCGACCCAAGCGCACCGACAAAGGGCAGGGCAGGGCGCAGAAGGTGATGCCTGGGCAGATGCGGCTTGAGCTGGAAGATGGGGCCGCCCAATGAATGGACTTTCAGATCACGAAGTGGAGCGCAAGCTTGGTTATACGCCGTGTGTATGCGGTGTGCTTGATGGCACATGGCACCCGCAGTGCTACACCGGAAAAACTCAAGCGCAGATCAAGGCTGGTTACAAGTCTGCTTTCCTCAAGGCACGCGCGTACTTGAAAAGCATGGCAGCAGTAAAGACTGCAGCTGTGATAGATCGGGCTGCGAGGAAGCCATGACACAAAACTTCAAGTGGCTGGACCGCCGCATTGCAGCGCCTGGACCGTACCTTACTCTGGTGCTGTCGGAGGCCGAGTTTCTGCGGGCTATGAAGGACTGCGGCATCAAGCACCCAGGGCCATGGATCAAAACGGATCACGCTGATGCAACTTGCCACTACCTGACCAATGGGAAAAAAGAGGCTGTGGCCGTGGTTGCATTACGCGATACGGCGGGCCGCACCGCCATTGAGGTAGCCGGACTGCTGGTGCATGAGGCTGTTCACGTCTGGCAGGACTATTGCGCGCGTATAGGCGAACACAGCCCCGCCGTAGAGCAGCAGGCCTATGGAATTCAATCTATCGCCCAAGAGCTGATGGCAGAGTACGCACGGAGGGTTGCATGACCAAACCCGCTGCAATGCTGGTCTGCCCCACCGTGCCACTGCGCCAGATCCCGCAGGCCGAGCGCGACATCATCCGCCGCTTTCTTTTCGATCATGTGCGCGGCTTGGACAGGCAGAGCGATGCCCGCTGGCGCCGACTGTGGGGCAGTTTGTGGGCTGCCGAGCCAGGGGAGGGCTTTCAGATCGCTGTGTTTGAAGAGCGCAGCGGGCCATTCCACCGGCGGCACCGGGCTATCTTGGAAGCGCTGTTTGCCAGCCAAGAGCGGTTTCGCCACATCGACAAGCTACACGACTGGCTGAAAGTCGGGGCGGGTTTTGTGACCTGGGGGGAGGGCCGCACCGGCAAGCTGCTGCCCATACCGCGCAGCACCGCATTCCCGGAGTGCAGCGAGCAAGAAATGCGCGAGGCGCACGCCGCCATGGTGGACTACCTGCACACCGACCGCGCCCAGCGCTTTCTCTGGCGCCACCTCAAACCCAACGCACGTCAGGAAATGCTGGATTCGATCCTGCAGAACCACGAGCGAGAGCATTGATTTACCAACCACGAAAGCCACTCATGAACGACCAACAGATTGAGCAAGACATCCAAGCCGCCGGCGCCAATGTGGCCCCGCGCATCACGCCCGCCGACGTCGAGGCGAACATTGCCAGCGAGCATTACTTCACGGCCGGACAAGCCAATGGCCTGGTACTAGCCGGACCTGCTGCCCTGCCCGGTGGGCTGTCCCGAGAGCAGGCCTCGCCCACTGCGCTGGACTTGCTGACATTCTGCGTCCTAGTGCTGCGCAACGGCTTCACCGTGACCGGCGAGAGCGCCTGCGCCAGCCCGGAGAACTTTGACGCAGAGATTGGCCGCAAGATCGCCCGTGCCAACGCGGTGCAGAAGATTTGGCCGCTCATGGGCTACGAACTGCGCAGCAAGCTGGCAGGCCACATCGCCATCCGCACCACCACCAGAGCAGATGCGCCCCAAGTCCGGCGGCAGGAGCAAGCGCCGCCGACACCAGATCACTCCGAAGAGTCGGACGCCATCTACCAGCCGTACCAGTTGCGCATGATTAGCGAAAGGCTCGACCTAGAGGCGAAGCTGCGAAAGCTAGATATCTTCATCAGGACAAACGAAGCGTTTGACGCCCTCCCTCCAGAAGAGAAGCTCGACCTAGTTGAGCAGCACTACTGCATGGGTCGTTACAGCGAAATGCTGGCCCGCCGCATTGCACGATTTGGAGCTAAGGCATGAATCGCAACCTTCGCTTCTTTGCCGAGCGCCGCCAATTTGGCCGGACCATCGCCCTGCACCTATCCAACGCGGGGCAACAACTTGATGCGTACGAAAAGTTCACAGTTGCGCAGCCCGTGAGCTTTGTCGAGGTTGATGACGACCAGATCACCCAACCCATGCTCGAGATTCACCAAGAAACCGCGCAAAGGCTCATGGATGAACTCTGGAATGTCGGCTTTCGCCCCACCCAGGGTAAGCAGTCCGAGGGTCAAGTGGCGGCCACCGAGCGCCACTTGGACGACATGCGCGCCATTGCATTCGCAAAGCTGGAGGTGCCCAAGCCATGAAAGCCGAAAACAACTACAGCAACATCGCGCCGCCATTTAGCGACCGGCGAAACATCCGCGTGGGCCGGGCTCGCGTCGTCTATGTCGAAGCATACGGCGCGCACCCTGCAGGCTGGGTCTTGCCCGGTGGAGCCCGCACTGACAACCTGGACGAAGCCCGACGCTGCGCATTGCGCATGAACGAACTGATTGGGCCCGCGAAGCCGTGATGTTCCCCAAGCACGAGTACGTGCGATCCAAGCGCCTGATGGCCGCCTACCGACTGATCCCGTGCCAGAACTGTGGCCGGGATGACGGGACCGTCTGCG